ATAGGGATCAAGTTTTACACTATTACCATACGAAATAATAGCGGTAGGTTCAACCACGCAGAACCTTAAATATCTTGCATCTGCCGGGGGAGTCCAAGGCTGATTTGCGGCGGGTAACTGAATTCCACGGATGAAGTTATAATTTTCATCATACTGAATAACAAACGCTCTTACACTCGCAGTAATAGTTCCCGCCTTAAAGTATGTTTCACTGTACATCCACTCAGTATTTGCTGAATATGCTCCTGTGTCAAGTGAAAGTGCGCCACTTTTAAGAGTACCCTGGTTGATAAGATTAAATTCATAATTCTCACCGTATCTGTCAGAAAGAGCAGACTTTGCAAGGAAGCCTGTCTGTTCTGATTCAGCGGCGGCGTCTCTTATCATAAGACTTCTATCAACAGCAGGTGAAGTAGGAGTAATGTGATTATTAAGCCAATCCGTAACATAATTCGGAATAAGCGGGCTAATGATTTCACTGAGTGTTCCATCACTTGCCATCTGGTCAAGTTTATTGTTAATCTCAGTGGTTATATCAAGGTTTTCAAAGTAGTGGTCAACAAATTCATAAAGCGTAGTAACATCGTCATTCAGTGCGTCAATGTTATCAATCGCATTATTAAGGTGATTTACTACTTTGCACAGCAATTCATAATATGACATACTATCGTCGTATTCAAGTGGCAGAATTTTCTGGCACCAGAATCTAAACGGAGTCATATCTTTTAACGCAGTTCTATCGGGTACAATACTCATAACACTTCTCCCTTCACCATAAGCCAAAGAACAGATCTCTAAGGTCACGAATGATAAGCATATCAATATTAAGCAATGCTTTCCTATACTCTTCAAGCAATTTAGAATAAGATGTTCCACTCATTTTACCTACAATATGCTCCAAATATTCCTCAGTGTTATTAAGATTATATGTCCTAGTATTTTCTTCAGTATCAGTTGTATTTCTTGTATCTGTGAGTGTACCAGTATTAGTAACTGTGCCTTTTGTTGAACTCCCAGTCCCATCTTCAGTTATATGCCGGGCTGTCGTAAGGTAATTCATATTTCTCACGCCAGTCAGTGCACCCTGCGGAGTATCGCTAAATTCTTCCCACGTTTCATTTTTAGGAGCATCCGACATATTAGTAGTTTCAGTTAGATCATTTGTTCTAGTGATAGTACCAGTACCTCTTTTTGTTCCATCGTCACCAACTGTACCAGTGTTATCACCTTCACGGTTTCCTGTTTTCGTATAATCCACGTCATAAAAAGGATTAAATTCTAACAGTTCACTCTCGTACAACTTATTATAATATGGCATGATCTCATTGAGTCTTGTATCAAGCCACATCTGCCACAGTCCGAATGTTTCAGCGGCAATTTCCCTTGTGTAATAGTGCTTGAGTATTTTATTCTCAAGTACAGGTCTGTATGCTTCATCAAAGATAGGAAAATTAAAACTGAAAATCTTCTCCCGGCTTTTAGTCAGCACATCATCGACTTTATTAAAACCGCTTCTCTCGTCATATCCTGCTAAACTTTCACAGATCGTTCGCAGTTCAGTTGTATATTTAGCCATAGACACCTCACTTTGTGCGCAGGTCAATAGCCATATCGTGTTCTTCTCCTGTTCCAGTTTCACCAGAAAACATTACTTCATCGTCTGCTTCACGGAAGTCCTCACGATAATTAACCTCAATATCAGTTCCAAACATATCATTAATTTCTTCAGCAGCTTTTCTTCTCATTTCAAGCCTTGAGTATCTACTAGCAATAGTTCCACCCATGTTTCTTGTTACTTCATCAGCTACCAGTCTTTCCTTTTTCTGAATGTTCAGATTACTTATACCAAGATATGTCAACGCTTCATTCCATATCTCTGTCTTAAGCTGATACAGTTTATCCGCTACATATGGTGCTTCAGTATTGATGCAACTGATCGGCCCGTTTCTCAGATCAATGTCCTTGTCTGCCATGATAACAGGGCTGTTTCCATCCAGTTCCTTATAGGCATTAAGCAAAGTCAATCTCTGCTGTTCAGTACCTTGTATCAGAACCGGGGTTTTCTGTGCTCTAGCGTTTACATCAATACTTCTGTCAAGATCCCATAAGCGCCTTGCGTACATCCGTACTGCTCTAATGCTGTTAGTCCTGATCATATTGTTATAAATCATAACAGAATTGTCAATAGTCAAATCACCATTCTGGTAACCATTAACACTGTATGCCCTTCGCCTTATAGGTATCTTATAGACATTCCACTGTCCGTTTATAGCAACAGGGAGTGCAAGGTTTCCAAGGACATCATCATTGAAATACACAGCACATCCATTTGTGAACAGGGTCATTTCCAGAAAGCGTTCATCAACTGTATCTGGTAAATTCACCCATTCAAACATACTGATTGATAATTCAGTGAGTCTGTCTATGTAATAATAGTATGACTCCATATTATCCCTTGCCGATAACTCAAAATTGGTTCTTCGTCTTGCCATTACATCACCACCTTAAGCCGGGGAATTATTAAGTGAATAGTTACCGATATTCGTGTGATTTTTCCAGAAGCGCACACCAGTATCAAAGATTTTTTCGATCTTAGCCCCATCGTCAGACGGAAGCTCGCCGTGTACTGTGCATCCGATTGTTTTAACATAGGTAAAATAGGGTCTTGCGTTCATGTTAGGAGTTCCAACCTGTTTAATCGCATACCCAAACATGGTAAAGTAATCGTCGATCATCATTGCATAATTTTTTGTTATGCATTTCATTTCAAAGTAGAAATCTTTTGTCTGGTCAGCAGTCATTAAGTCATTATTTGCAACACCTTTTGAAACGTTTGGCATACGCTGATAGTCAGTATGTTTTGCCATTTTTCTGCCTATAGTATCAACAGAAGATGCTATCTGGCTTATGCCACTGCCGACACCTTGAAGATTGCCCATTGCCGCACTTCCTACGGCACTAATTATCCCAGATGCTATTCCGGCACCGCCAAAGATTCCTGTGCTTGCTTTATCGTAATCAATAGTGGACTTGTTCATTGCATAATACGCTTTCCAAGTATCTATTGCGTAGTTACATGCTGTGAAATGACGCATATCAATCTGTTCATCATAAGCTACAGACTGCCCTTTGTAATTTAATGGGTAAAGTGATATAAGTGGATTACTTGATATAAGTACTTTCATTTGGAAGTTACATAATCCAGTACTTTCCTGATCTGGTAAAGCATTAAAATATTCATATTTATAATCAACGCTATTACCTTCAGAATTATAAACGCTTAAGCATTTGTATGGATAGGTGAACAGCTTTTTGTTTTTTGGAACATAACCTCCAATATCTGAATAAGGTTTTGGGATAGGTACATCGGTCGTGAATGGTGCAAACGTACCACCTGCTAATATAGCAGAAGCGCAATACGCATATGGTAACATAAGTATACACGCTATTGATTCTGAACCTGCGTTATCAGTTATACCACGTATTAAATCATTTGCGGCAGAAAAATTAGTTATGTCGTAGATATACATTTGGCATCCCGAATAAACACCGCAATAAACTGATCCCGGAGCAGGATTCCCGTCAATGTCTTGTGATGTAAACACACAAATCGCCCACTGTCCAGATAGATGCCCTGTGTTACCTCTGTACTCTGTAATGTAATCCCCAGTATCCAGACCTTCATCACATATATTCGCGCCAATAGCGTCGCCCACAGTGTGCTGTCTTTCAATGAAGCACTGTCCAAGCGTGAATGTGCCCATCCATGTAGTAAGTACATCAATTTCAAAACGCACCTCAGTGGTGATGTTATTAATGTAGTCAACGCCAGTTATGAACGCATAGAACCACTTGTTCACAAATGCTACGTTTCTGAACCTGAGATACCCGCATCTCACCATAGTTGACATAGGTAACTGTACTTTCAGAACACCTCTTCCTGTCCGTGTATAACTCTGAGCGGACACAGTTGCTATTTTAGTGAGGTTAGAGAAGTATGTATCTTTTGCGGCTGTTGATGCAAAGTACAATGCGTTTTCGTAGTTAGGGCTTAGCCCTATGTCAGCAAAAAATTCGATTGTACCATCGGGAATTATGTATGCCATTTAATTGCCTCATTTCCAGTAGTCTATCGTTACAAAGGTCGATTAAAGATCCATTTAATCATTAGGCACATAAAAATTATAGAAATATTCCGGGTTATCAATCACACATTTCCCTACCAACTCGCCAATGCGCTTACCAATCCCCGCGTAAAGCGGAGCAGTAGGATGCAGACCCTTCAGCCCATCTTTATATGCCGACGACTCAAAATACGGATCTCCAAGTGTTTCAATGAATGGTATTCCCAAATGAGAAGAAAGCAAATTAACACCGTCTGAGGCGTAGTTATAGTATGATGTATTCATCCACAGGGACTTACACAGGATTATCCGTGCATATGGAGCGTGTGCTTTGATTGCCCGAATTATTGCCCCCATGTTTCCGAGATAAGTCGGCGTTGACGGTTCTGTGTCAATGTCAGCTTCTACGCCAAGCGGAACATTCTGCGTTTTATCGTTTAATCCAAGCGCAATGATGTACAGATATTTCGGTTCATCTGCAAGCAGTGCCGGGAGTCCTTTAGCATCTGAACGGTATGTCGTGGAAGTTAGTCCACTTTTAGCGTAAGCAGTTACATCAATACCGTACAATCTGCCCATTACTGCGGGATAGCCAATAGCAGGATATTCGCCATTAGGGACATAATTTGGATCATACCATCCAGATTCGGGCTTGTTATAAAGATACCCAGATGTAAAGCTATCGCCGCAACATCCTACTGACGGAAATAAGGCTATTGTAGATGTTTCATAAGATGTTCCATAATATTCTTCTTTTGTGATCAAATTTGAAGAGTTTTCGCCAAGAGTTATTTCTGTCCAGTTTCCCCATGTGCCAATAACACACGCTCTGATATATGCTTTTGCTCCACGTGCACTATATGCAATTTGCATTCTGTTATTGATGTCAAGTAAAACAGACCATAAATACCAAGCACCTTGTTCTGGTAAATTGATTACGTTGTTGGATGATAAATACCTATATCCTATATCAGAAATATCATTCGCGTCTGTTATACTCGTTGCCAAATATCTACAGAACGATTTATTTTGTAGCTCACTGATATTTTTTCTTGCTGGATTGTCAATCGCAGTATAATACGGTATATAATTTGTGACGCTCGTGTTCCCA